TGAGAAAACCTACACAAGATGAAGTAAACAAAGCGCTTATGCAAAAGATGGCATCAGAAGATGTTTTGGCAATTGTTGGCAATCACGACAAGCATTACTCGGATAAAGATGTTGAGCCGATTACAATCATAGAAGAAACTATGGATAGACTCACCAAAGCTGGGATAGGCCCAAAATCTTCACTTAATATCTGCTTGGGGTTGAAATACTACCTCAGAGCAGGAATGAAAGATAGTGAAAGTGCATCGAAAGACCTAGAGAAAGGCTTAAACTATATGTACCGAGCCGAAATGGGCGAATGGATAAAGAGGTTTTAAATGAAATATTGTCCTAATTGTGGAAAGTTTCAAAAAGTGAAAACAAGATATACTCTGCCAGATGAAGATAATGTCTACAGACAAATTGCTTGTCTAACTTGTAAGGATGTCTATTACACTCAAGAAACTGAGATAGATAAAACAACATTCCTACTAGCTAGAAAGAATCAACGAAATGTATAAAAGGATCTTTACTCTTAACTATGATGGTAAGATTCCATCTAAGAAGAACCAAACGAGATTCACTATGGGAAAGGGCAGGGGAGGCAAAGGGTTTCCTCGTGCCTACTCCTCAAAGGAATATAAAGATTTCGTTCTTGATATGGACTCACAATTCATATCTCAAATGGACTACCCAGATGAACCACTTGGATTAGTACATATTGAATTTGAGTTCAGGTATGCCAAGGAACAAAAAGCCAACTCGGCCACTGAGGCTTCTAATATAATCGATGCCTTAGAAGAAATTTCAATCATTAAGAATGGTATAGTACCCAACTTTACTGTTAAGAGTGAGGAATCATTTAGAGATGGATGCACCATCAAGATAATGGAGTTAGAAAATGAATAGTTTAGTAACAATAGTTTTTGTGGTAGCTGCATTATGGTTCGGCTACCAAGTTGGAGAGAGTGGGTCTTATAAGAAAGGTTGGGGAGATGGATATTACGAAGGAAATATAGATGGGATTAGCATGATGGAAAGCCAAGCTATACTAGAAAATAAAGCCATAATCAATGGAGAGTATGGCTTTATTTGGAAGTAGTTTAGTATGATGAGCTAGGTTGTACATGGATATGGTACTCATCATCTTCTTCTTTATGGAAAATAACCTTATACCTACTGCCTAGATTCTTTTGCAGATTACCCCTCAACTCCTCTGCCTTAGAGTCACTGAGATGTTTGGTTCGATAATCCATACCTTCACCAGTTTTATGATAACTCTTGCCATCTCGCTTTCCATCAGTAATAGAGGTTATAGTTGGTTTGTCAGTGAACCCCATGTCTTTATAAACTTTAGTCATGCCACTCATAACTGGATCTATAAATGTGTAGTTAGCGCCAGTAGACCTTACACCACTATCACCAGTTTTGAAGTCTTGATTGTGCTTCTTAGCGTAAGCCTTTAGTTTATTTCTAGCTTTAGGATTTACTTCGTTTGTCTTTAATTTAGCATTTATTGCAGCATCAATTTTATCAGACACACCGAAAGTATTATCAATATCCTTGGCTACTTCAAGACCTGCCTTGCCTTTTTTACCAAGATATTCCAAGCCACCCAAAACATCTTTAGCTTTATTCATTCCAGTTTCAATATATCCTGGCTCTTTAGTAGATGCACCAATAGATTCAGTTTCACCACTATCACCTGTTGAATATTCTTTAATCTGATTAACAACTTCACTAATGGCCTCAATAGATTGAGCTGGCTTCTTTGATCCTACGATAGCAGCTTTTCTAGCACCCTTAATTAGGCCTCGTAAAGCTACTCCTGGCAATCCCTTAGTCGCTCTGATTATATCATAAATGCTTGATATTTTCTTACCCTCAGAAGCAGCCTCATCTTTAAGTATCTTCTCAAGCATAATAGATAATTCTTTCATCTCTGCATTTTCAAAGAAACCCATTCGACCAACATCTTTATCGTACTTCTTTTTAAGAATCCTTCTTTGCCCAAAAGACATACCGACAATAGCTTTATCGTATTCAGCTTTCCTCATTATCTTATAGGTTGAACTAACCTCTGCCAATACTTTTAAAGCAACATCACCCTTACCACCTCGCACAAATTTATTAATCCCACTCTCAAGTTTTTTGAAAGCAACACTACCATGCCTATCTGTAACTGGGGATAAGATTTCTGTTTGGAAGACATGGGCCTTTTCAAGTAACTCATCAATTCTCTTTGCATCTTCAACTGGAGCATTCTTAGTTAGGTTATTTCTAATAGGCTTCCAAACATTATCCCTCAAAGCATTAGCCACACTTGTAGCCTTTGTTGCACTGGTTGTTTTATCAAATATATCAGTAGCAATGTTCGCTAACTTTTGATGTAAGTCGTCATAAGAAACCATTGTCTTCTCAGACCCAGGAACTACACCTTGACTAAGAGATTCTGAATACCCTTCCAACTTTTGAATGTTCTTGGCTTTGTCTTCAATAACCTCTCCACCTATGCGACCAGCATCTCCTGCTGCCAAGCGCTCTGATTCTATCTTGTCATTAAGGTCAGCCTTTGCTTGATTCATTGCATCAGTGTCAGTTTCAGTTACACTTCTAGTTTTACTAGCACCATAGTTTGGCTCTTTAGATGCTACACCTAAATCTTCTTTTAATGACTTTAGCGTATTAGAGAGTTCGTTCTTGTATTGGTTAAACTTATCTGCATCAACTGACGATACTGTTTTCTTATCAAAGTCAGAACCTTTAGAAGTCTCAACCTCTTTTATCTTCTTCTCAAGCTCTAGCTTTCTAGCAGTAAACTTTTCTTTGTTTAAAGTCTTTCCACCAGTCTTAACCTTTTTGCCATTCACATAAGAAACAGCTTCCTCAGTAAAGTCAGATGCTTTAATGTTTTTCAACTCATCTTTTAACTTAGATAACTCACCACCCTTGCCTACCATCTGAGTAGTTGATTCAGTAAAGTTAGCTGGAGTTAGGTTGTCTAATTCAGATTGAAGACCATCTATTTCTTTTTGTATAGATTCAGCTTGGTCGAACTTTTGCCCACCACCAATCCCTTGTTTAGATGTAGCTTGAAAGTCACTAGCTCTAATGTTTTCTAAGTCTTTCTTCAACTTATTCATATTAGCATTAATGTTTTTCAAGTCTTCAAAATCAGTCTTATCTAATTCTAATTCTAAATTATAATCTGCCTCAACCTTACCTAAAGAACCCATGTCAGTAGGATCTACTTCAATAGTAACATCTTCAACAATTTCTCTACCATTAACTTGTTTAGTTTCTTCACCAATTTTAAAGTCAGCAGTTGTTCTGCCTCTTTTTCCTAAAGCCTCTACTTCATCTATTCTCTTAGTAACAGCTTTCCACTCCTTTGGATATGCGTCCTTTAAGTGAGCAGCATTTGCCCTAAGAGTAGCAACCATCTCAGTCAAGTCTATTTCAATATTTCCAGTCAGATTGTTTAATTCCTTAAATAACCCTTCTTTATATATATCTGCAACAAGATTAGTTGCCTCTGCTATTTCACCTGATTGCATAGAATTTGTAGCAAAGTCAGTAAATCCTTTTTCACTAAGTTGGCTCTGCATATCTTTAGCATTGTCAACTCCACCAGATTCGAGTAGCTTTTCCACCCTAGATGATTCACTTACATTTCTAGTGCCACCCTTGATATTAGTTAAAGAGCCGACAACGGTTTGTCCTAATAATTCAAGAAGTAACTCTGCCTTTCTCTCATCTGAATCAGTTAGATACTCCAAGCTTCTAATAAAAGTCTCTGGAGCTTCCTCATAATGAGACTTGAAAACAGAGTTGCCTAGCTTTGCAGCAAGACCCTTAGTTCCTGATGCAATATCAATAGCTTTATCTTTACTCCACATACCTATGTCAACAGCAGAATCTTTTAAGAAACCCTTAACACCTGGAGATACAGATTCCACATCTCTACCTTTATCTGAAAGTTTAGATAAGTTGTTAAACGCATCATCTACCATGTTAGCGCCTTTTTTAACGCCAAGATCAATTAATGATTCCTCACCAGGAGTTGAACCCATAACTTTACTTGCAACAAGTTTTTTTGCCCCTGTAGGCATCAACTTATTACCGATCTTACCAATTACACTACCTGCTACACCATTAGGATTTAAGACATTTAGTATATTACCGAACTCAGATAAAACTTGATCCCTAGCTCGTTTGTCTTTAGGGTCTATACCCATTTGTTTGTAGAAGTTATTGTCTTCGCCATTGCTAGAAATCCAAGCAGCAACAACATTACCAGGTATCTTAAACACATCTCCAGCAGCACTAGCAACTTCACTAAGAGCGCCTTCATCTTCTCTGAGTGCTTGAAATAAACCTGGCATTAAGCTTATACCTAAGTCATTTGCCCACCCACCACCTAGGTAGGCAGAGTTATCTTCTGCAATTAAGTCTTGCTTGCCAGCAGCCAACGAACTTGATATTGCTTGCTTACCCTTAAACTCTTTCTCAGGAACAATAAGTTCACCATTTGCATCAAGTCTACTCATCATTAACTGAACAAGCTGCATAGCCTTTTTCCGTTGCTCAATAAGCATCCTTCTCTTTGATGGCTCTGCTGTTTCAATCTTATCAGCCAATCGCTCAATTAAAGCATCCACACGAGCAGTATATTCTTTGTCACCAAAGTTTACTTTAGGGTCTAGGAAGACTTTAATGTTTGTGCCAGACATATAATCATCGGCAAATCTCTTGACAGCCTTTTTTATTACAGCTCCAGCATCAGCCTTGGCTTGTTGTTCGCTTTTCTGAATCACCTTCCTAGTATCATCTTTTGTCTCATAGTCAAATTGTGTTTGATGATTAAATCCAGATGGCTTTGGAGGAGCAGACCGCTCTACTTGTGGAGCAACTTGAGGAGCTACCCCAGTCTCGACAGCCATAGCCATATCCCTAGTTTCCTCTGGGGTGCGACTATTCATGTCATCATATATGTATTGAGTCTCTGCATCCTCAAAGAAAGCTCCCTCTTGAGGAGTCTCTTGAGGTGGTGGAGTCTGTGCTACTTGAGGTTGAGCTTGAGGTGGTGGAGTGGGTGCTTTTTTGTCATAAGGATTTTCACCTACAAACTTTGCTTTTGATGGGTCAAACTTTGGATGATTCTTTATCTTTGACTCAAACAACTCCTTGGTGTATGTTTTACCATTGTAAATCAAATATGCTTCGTTATTGCCAATCATCTTCACCACCTATTTCGTATTCAATTCCATTAATCGTTGTTTTACCCATCCCCATTTGACGAAGGGTTAAGCCTCCACTCTTGTCACCAGCGTTTAACTCTTTCTCTTTTAGTTTTTCAGCAGCATCTCTATCAGCTTGTGTTATATTAGCTAATCCTTGCTCAGTATGGAATGCCTTGGAATCCATAGGTATTGGTTCTGATCCATCCATGCTTGACCTTATACTTTTTAGTCTTGTAACTAAATTCTCCATAAAGACACCTGGGTTCGGAGTTCCGTTTACCTCTAGCGCACTTCTACCATCTAACAGTGGGAAACTTTTTCTGACTGCATCATAGTTGTCATTATAGATATTCATATCTTTTTCTGTCATAGCTATAAAGGCATCTATAAATTGACCAAATGTATGTGTGTCACCAGCAGCTAAGTTATTTAACAACTTATTATATTCTGCATCAGACACAGCAGTACCAGAGATGAACTTTTTATAGGTATCTAAATATCTACCAATACCACCTCTTAATTTTTTAGCTTTTCTGTTATAATCTTCATTACTCCAACCCACCTTTTCACTAGCACTTTTCATCCATTGTGGAGCTTGATCCCATGAAGACCAAGGCAGGAATCCAGGAATTTCTTTCCCATCTTTACCGACCTCTGCAACAACATAGGCTTCTTCAACACTTTTAACTAAAGATTCAGATGTTCGCTTCATTGCATTAATACCAGTAGGACTTGATAAATTCGATGCTTTGAACGCTTTATTCTGCTGACCTATGTCAAATTTACTGACCTCTGTTTTCCTCTTCTTCTCAATAGACTCTTGTTGCCTTCTTCTTAATTTCAGCTTCTCCATCTCATTATTTCTTGCCCAATCATCACCTGCACCACCACCATGAACTGCATCATAACCAGCTAAGTCATACTTGTCTTTAGAGCCAATTTTCAAACCCTCCATCTCACCTGACTTATCAGAGATTAGTTGGTCTTGTGCAGTTTTCATGTCTTCTGGAGTCATGCCCTCTTGATTGAAGATGTCGGCAGAAAGACCTTTGTACTTTTCATTAATACCTTGAGATAATCCAAGAATGTTTTTAACACCAGTATCTTTGCGTTGTTGCTCAGTAGAGTCCATTAAGAATTGAGCGCCCCTCTTGACTGCCTCTGGATTACCACTAAAGAACTTAATCATAGCTCTTTTTTCAGGTGGTATATCTAACTCATCTGCCATTTGGTTCAGGTATGCCTCGCCATCTTGTATCGCCTGATTGAAGTTAGCTTGATTGTAGCCTTCAACTGCATTGCCTAATCCTTGACCACCTGCCTTGGCTAGTCCTTCGATTTGCATTGCACTTGTATCTGCTTCTGCTCCAGCAAGATTAACTGCTTGCATTCCAAATTGTTCACCAGCCATTAGATAACTCCCCTTTTAGCGAATATGCTTCTTACTGTATCGTTGTGCTTCA